TGACATTTTAAACATTGAATACAATCTTCCGTGGTGGATTAGAAATATGGCAAAATATGGTGATATGTTCTTGTTCTTGGAAATTTCTCCAGAATACGGTATTCACAATGTATTGCCATTGTCAGTATATGACACATTTCGATATGAAGGTCTGAATCCTCAAAATCCATATGAAGTATTTTTTGAAACTCTGGGCATTGGTGGTCAAAAAAGAAAGTTACAAAATTATGAAGTAGCTCATTTTAGAATGCTTGCCGATTCCAATTTCCTTCCTTACGGTAAATCAATGGTAGAAGGTGCTCGTCGTGTTTGGAAGCAACTTTCTTTGATGGAAGACGCTATGTTGATTCACCGTATCATGCGTGCTCCTGAAAAGCGTATTTTCAAGTTGGATGTTGGTAACATTCCGCCACAAGATGTCGATACCTTCATGGAAAAGGCTATTTCCAAGATGAAGAAAGTGCCTTACATCGACCCACAAACCGGCGATTACAATTTGCGTTTCAACCTTCAAAACATGGTTGAAGATTTCTATTTGCCTGTTCGTGGCAGTGATAGTGGAACGGCTATTGATACATTGAGCGGCATGGAATTTACCGGCATTGATGATATCGAATATCTTCGTAACAAGTTGATGGCGGCCCTCAAGATTCCAAAGGCATTTTTGGGTTATGAAGAAGAACTTTCTGGTAAAGCCACTTTGGCATCGGAAGATGTTCGTTTTGCTCGAACCATTCAACGAATTCAGAAAACTATCATCAACACCTTGGAACAAATCGCTATTGTTCACTTGTATGCTCAAGGGTATCGTGATGAAAGTTTGGTCAGCTTCAAACTTGAACTCACAAATCCATCAACCATTTTCGAGAAAGAAAAGATTGAAGTTTGGAGTAACAAGACCGAGTTGGCTAAGAACATGATGGAAAACAAGATTTTCTCAAAGCAATGGATTTACAAGAATGTCTTCAATCTCAGTGACGATGACTTCGAAGAATTGCTTGACCAAATGGTTGAGGATTCCAAACAGTTGTGGCGTTTCAAGTCGATTGAAGAAGAAGGTAACGACCCAGCTAAACCATTTAAGAAAATCAATCCTAATGCTGGTGAAGGCGGCCCAATGGGCGGTGGCCCCGGCGGTGGGCCAGAGGATTTAGGTTTGCCGGGCGGCCCTCCATCTGACCTCGGTGGTGGCCCCGGTGGGCCGGGAGGCCCGGGCGGTGGCGGAGAACTTCCACCACTTGAAGAAGCGTCGGTAGAAGAGGGTCATGGTGAACATGCGGAAGACTATGTTCGTCCATCTCAGAAGGGTAAAAAGAAGGCATCCGATTACTCTTTCGGTGAAGACCCGCTCGGAGATAAGGAAAATAAAGCAAAAACAAGACCCGGGCGAGAACTTACTCATGTGTGGAAGAACAATTCTCCATTGAGTTTAGAGTCTATCAAAGGCAGTGGGTTGATTAAAGGGTTACAAGGATACTTGGATAAAACCAGACAAGAGAAGAAAGAGTTAATCAAAGAATCGGAAACGACAGGTAGTAAGTCATTGTTAGATGAAAGTAACATCCTCGAACAATAAACTGAAATAATACATTTTCCACCTTGAAAACCCTATTTATATCTAAGTAAGAAGAGTTGAATATATGCCAAAAACACTGCGCCACTCAAAGTTTAAGAATACGGGCATTTTGTTTGAGCTTTTGACTCGTCAAATCACCGCTGATATCATCGGCGGCAAAGACGATTCGGAAGCTAAGGATTTGCTATTCAGGTATTTCCGTGAGAACACCGAACTCGGTAAGGAATGGCGTCTTTACAACTTCTTGCTGAATGAAAAAGTCAAGGAAACCGCCCATGCTGAAAGATTTTTGTCCGTTATCATTGAACAACGGAAGAAGCTGAGTAACGCAAAACTTGCTAAAGAAAAATACGATTTAATCAAAGAAATTAAAGAGTTATATCCCATCGACGATTTTCTCAGAGCAAACATCAAGAATTATAGGACACTGGCCTCTATATTCAAACTCTTCGAAGATGCCTCATCCAAAGACTTGAAGTTTGATGTCCGAGAAATTTTCCAAGCGAAAACCTGCATCGTTGAGCAGATTGTTGACAAACCAAAGGCGGTCGATACCGAAGATGTTTTGGCTTTTTATGCTCAACAGAACGAGGATATTCGTTTGTTGTCGTATAAGATGTTAATTGAGGGAATGAACAAGAAATACAAGACATTGGATGAAAGTCAAAAAGCAGTATTGCGTGAGTATATCAACAACATTGCGAATACCAATTCTCTTGGAACATTCTTGAACGAACGAATCGATGACATCAAAGTTCAACTGTCTTCCTTGGTAGCGAAAGTCAAGGACAACAATGTAGTTCGTATCAAAATCAACGAGGTTGTGAAACAGTTGGATAGAGTCAAGCCGTCTAAGACTGTGAAGGACAATCAAGTTATGGTTGTTCTACTTTCCTATGAATTGTTAAAGGAAATCAAGTCGCAAGTAGCGGCTGATGAAGGAACAACCAATGAAAAAGTCGGAACTTAAAAGTCTAATCAAATCAATTGTTAAAGAAGCAATGACTACTCGTTTTGAGTTAGATTCCGGTCTAACTAAAGCGGTAAATCTTCAAGAAGAAGAAGAAACTTACATGCGTGGTAAGTTTGTCAATCGTGGCGATGTTAAACTTCAAAGAGGATTAGATTACAAAACCGCAGAAAAAATTGCAAATAACCATTGGGATATTTTTGGGTCGATGGGAGCAGATGAAAATGGTGTATTCAATTTCAAAACCCGTGGGGATAGATTTTGTTGTGCTGTTGGTATGTTTAATGGAAAGCCAGCGATGTTGAATGTTACTACAACACCGGGTCGTTTACAGTTATTAGTTGGAGATGAACTAAATCCTTCTTTAGAAGAAATGAGTGCAACGGGCGGTGTCGCTGGTTATTCAACACCATTTGCGTTTACAAAGAACAAGAAAGGTAGTCCAAGAGGTATCAAGGCTGCCGAAAAGTATGGAAAAGTCGTGAAAGACATTTCCGAGGAAACGAAGAAGTAATATGAGCAGAATTCGATTGAGAGATTTATTGCTTGTGACTGAGCAGGCTCCACAGCCGCCTCAGGCCGCACCCGTTCCAGCCCCAGCCCAACCAACATCGGCGCCAACACCAAAAGAACCGGCGCCAGCGCCTGCTCCTGCGGACACGGCTCCATCTCCAGAAGACCCAGCCGAATACGATTTCACACGAGATTTCCGTGCTTTCGAAGACGCCCGTAACAAGGCTGAAGCGGCAGCGAAGAAGAAATTGCTTGACAAAATGAATGGCAAACTCTTGAATAAGAAGGTGGTTGCCAATGCTTCTCGTGGTTATGGTCAACCAAAGACGGATTACACCATTGAGAATGTCAAGAAAATCAGCGTTGAATTTTGGTATAAGGATTGGGTTGTCATTGTTCAAGACGAGAATGACAAGAAATTCTTCTTGACGCCGGGCATCAATATCAAGATTGAAGGTGGTGCGGCTGGTGCTGAACCATCTGCCGGTGGTGAAGAACCACAAGGCGAACCTCAAGCTGACCAAGCTCCACAAGAGCCACCAAAACAGCCAGAAGTTCCACAGCCAGAGGCCGAACCAGCGCCTGCTCCAGCTGCCGACGCACAACCATCTGCTCCACCACAAGAACCACAGGCGGCAGAACCACAACCGGCTCAACCTGAACAACCACAAGCAGAACCTCAACCAGAGCAACCAAATGCTCAGCCAGTTCCACCGAAGAAAAAAAAGAAGATGCCGGTGGCGGAAGATGCAGAAGAAGTGGATGACCGTCTTGAGGGTATGAATACGCAATTGAGGCCGGAAGATGCTCAAGAAGCAGTCGGCATGTATTTTGCTCAATTCTTTGGTCAAGGTGGTCGATTTGATGTTCGCCCGTTTGTTAAGAAGGCAGTCAGTGCCAATGGTGAAGATGGAGCTTGGAGAGTCTATTACGAAATTCAAATTCCAGTGAAACAATTGGGTAATTTTGACAAGAAAGCATTCAGTTTGGAAGTGAAGAGTGATAGTCATCGCTCCGCTCCACATGCCGGCGCTCCATTTAGCTACGGTTATGTTGACATTGAAAGACTTGGATTGAACTATGTATTCAAGTTCTTCTTTAATGGGGGATTAGACATATGAAACAACTGTTAGTAGATTGCATTTCGTTTGAATGCACCAAAGATAACCTCTTTGAGTCAACCAGCGACCCAAATCGTCGTTTGGTAGTCAAGGGTGTTCTCCAACGTTCCGGTGTAAAAAACCAAAACGGAAGAATTTACACCAAGCCGGTTCTTTCTCGTGAAGCACAGAAATACACCGAGAATTTCATTCGTGAACGCCGAGCAATGGGCGAACTCGACCATCCAGAATCATCGGTGGTTAACCTACAAAATGTTTCCCACAATGTTCTTGAAGTGCATTGGGAAGGTGATGACTTGGTTGGAACAGTTGAAGTATTGCCAACCCCAAATGGAAACATTCTAAAGGAATTGTTCAAAGCCAACATCCGTCTTGGTATTTCAAGTCGTGGTATGGGCACAGTTCAAAAAGACATGACCGAAGGTGCGGATGTCGTTCAAGACGACTTTGAACTTATTGCTTTTGACTTTGTATCGAACCCATCAACTCGTGGAGCGTTCATGTTCCCATCGGGCACAATCAACGAAGGTGTGGTTAAGAATCCAATTACAAATCAATGGGAAAAGGTAGAATCAATCATTCATGATATTCTAGCCGAAACTGTAAAGTAATGAAAGTCGTTCAACTCAAACAAATCATCAAGGAAATTATCCGTGAGTGTCTTATCAATGAACTTACGGGTACGACCATTGGCACTAAGACTTCCACTTCTCCATTTGGAATGAATCGTCGTGACCGTCGTGATTTGTCAAAACAACTAGCCGCTTCGGATACTTCTCAACACGACAAATTGGCGATGGCTGCTGCTGACGCATTTATGCAAAAGAACAATCCATCGGCAGCATACAAAATGAGTTCCGAGCGTCAACGAAAAGAACTTTTGCGTAGTTTGGGAGCTAAGGTGGAAGAAGGCGATGAAGCCGATGCAATGGATGATATGTGGGCAGGTTCGGATGATGATTTGAAAGCTCACGGAATGGGTGACGAACCCCAAAGCAAACCGAATCCACTTAACGGTCAATCCAATGCTGTTGCTGCGGCCCGAGTCAACAAAATTCTGGCGGCTTCTTCAAAGGGATTGTTTAGTGGTCAAGGATGGGATGGAGTTCGAAAAATCGAAAAGGCATTGAATGATGCTGGTATTGATTTTGTTCTGTCGGATGCCAAATACGGTGGGCATGAACAAGGACATGGCGGTATGCCAACATTCAAATCATGGTTGTTGACTATCAATTTCGTTAATAAGGCTGGCAAACCGTTTACTTTGGTTGGCCCTGTTACGGCTCATGGTGCAGGAACGGTTGAAAATCCACTGAGTCGTTATGATGTTACTGCCTATGTGGCACCAGCTAGACCCAAGGCTGCGTAAACCAAGAATATAAAAACTTTACTTCCTTCGTAATCGTGGTAGAGTACCATCGAATTATGAAGGATTTTTTGTTGTCATACGACTCGGTTACTCTGCGACCGAAGTTCTCACGGCTCAAAACGAGGGATGACGCAGACACTTCCCTTGAGTTTCTAGGCAAGAAGTTCAAATTGCCTGTCGTTCCAGCCAACATGGAAGATGTTATCGGCGTGGATAATGCCCGATGGTGTGATACCAATGGTTATTTCTACATCATGCACCGTTTCCGTGGAATGACCCCACAATTCATTGAACAGGCCAATCGTGAAGAATTTTCAACGGTTAGTGTCAGTGTTGGAACTGACTCGGTTCGGGAGGATTTGGGCCGATTCTACAATACTTCCTATCAAATTGATTACATCACCATTGATGTTGCTCATGCTCATCATGAGAATGTTAAAGACACCATCAAGTATATTCGTGATGGATTTCCTAAGGCAAAGCTCATTGTCGGAAATGTTGCCACTGGCACAGGAGTTGATTATTTGGCCCGTTTAGGAGCAGATGCAATCAAGGTGGGTATTGGTGGTGGTTCAATCTGCACAACCCGTTACAAGACCGGATTTCATCTTCCTACCCTTCAATCGGTTGCCGAAGCGGAATTGTATCTCGCCCAACTGTCAAAAGAGATTCCCATCATTGCTGATGGTGGAGCAAAACATTACGGTGATATTGCAAAAGCATTGACTTTTGGGGCAACTATGGTAATGTCAGGAGGTTGGTTTGCATCTTGTATTGACTCACCAGCCAAAATTGAAAACGGAAGGAAACTTTACCGTGGTTCTACGGCTTACGAGACAAAGGGTGTTCACCGACACATTGAAGGGCGAACCCTTGAATTGGAAGAAGGATTTACCTACGCAGAGCGTATGGAAGAGATTCGTCAGGCACTAGCATCCGCCATTTCGTATGCTGGTGGCACTGACTTAGGAGCGTTCCTAACTGTTGAATACGAGAAAATAAACCACTAACCAGAAAGACCAAAACATGAGCAAAATCGCAATCGAAGAAGTCGAGTCACTGTTACTCGAAAAGAAATTTGACCCCGCCAAGGTAACGGAAATTGTCCGTGAACTTGAAAAGGTAGCGGAAGAAATCAAGGAAGACAACAAGGCGAATGCCGCTCCCAAACAGAAGTGGGAATATGTTATCGTTCTCCATGACAAGGAAGGTTTCTTGAAAGACAAGGAAATCGCTGGTTGGGTGGTTCAACAGGAAGCGGATGCCGATGCTGGCACGGTTCTCTCCAAGTTGGTTGACGCAGCCAAGACACAAAACACTTCTGGCAAGAGAAAGAAGCGTTCGGTCATCACCAATTTTGTTGAACTGTTTGAATCCTTGAAAGCGAAGTTCGCTAAGGAAAAGAAACTCCGTGTCAAAACCAAGGAACTTACACGAGTTCTGTTGACTGATGGAAAGTTTTAACGAATATCCGACTTCGGCGTTGAATTATTATCGTTTGATTCAACTCTACCGATACTTGGAGACGAAATCGTTTCAAAGAAGTTTGAAACAGAAACAAGAATTACGAGACTGATATGGCTATCAACTTTTACAAAACTCTCGAACCTTACGGAGAATTCTCCAACTTTTCACGACATCCAATTGTTTTGAAGGGTAAGGCATGGCCCACAACTGAGCACTATTTTCAAGCTCAGAAATTTGCCGACACCGAACACGAGGAAGCGGTTCGTTGTTGTTCAGGGCCTATGAACGCAGCAAAGATGGGCCGTGACCGTTCTTTGCCTCTCCGTAAGGATTGGGAAGAAGTGAAAGAGAAAGTTATGATGGATGCCTTGATTGCCAAAATGGAACAACATCCAAACATCAAGAAACTCCTTCTAAGCACCGGCGACGAAGTTCTCGTTGAACATACGGTCAATGACAGTTATTGGGGCGACGGTGGCGACGGTTCTGGCAAGAATCGTTTGGGTGGTCTTTTGATGGAATTACGCAGTCAGTTGAGAGAAAATGATACTCCGTTAGTTGTGGGTGATACACCCGCCTACGGTTCATTCACATGAAAAAGTCAGACAAAATCAAGAAACAGGCCGAAGAAACCATGAGTAAGATTCGGTTTATCACTCGTCATATTCGTAATGTCGAGGACAACTGTTTGATTCTTGGTGAACGTCTGATTTCTCAAGGTGAAATTGAATTGGGTAAACAACTTGTGGCTCATGGATTTGTTCATGATGCTAGCAAGTTTTACGGAATTGAATGGGAAAACATTGTTCCTGATATTTCGTCGGAACAAATTGAAAACAAAGCCATCAAATTAAAAATGGCAATACATCAACATCAAAAAACAAATCCACACCATGTTGAGTATTGGTCAAATGGCATATCTGAAATGCCCGATGTATATTTGGCAGAACTTGTGTGTGATATCAAAGCTCGTAGTGAGGAATTCGGCACATCGTTGATGGATTATATTGATACGAAAGGTATAAAACGATGGAAGATAACCAAAGACGATGAATCTTACAAAAAAATTATTCGATTTGTTAAGTTATTATGTGACCAACCATTTCAAGAAATAAAATGAATGAATCATTCACAATGATACTATTTATAGATAGTGGAGTGTTATTATGATTGATATGACAGGTAAAAAGTTTTGGGAATTGACTGTTCTTGGGGATTCAGGAAAAAGGCGAAATGGTGATAAAGCAATACTTTGGAAAGTCCGATGTTCTTGTGGAAAAGAAAAGTTATTACCACGGTGTTTGTTAATAAAATACAAATCATGTGGATGTAAAAAAATTGAATTTCAAAGAAAGGCCATATTCAAAGGTGTTGGCGACATTTATAGAGAATTTTGGAAAGGATATGTTTGTAGTGCTAAACAAAGAAATCTAAAATTCCAAATAACAATGAAATATGTTTGGAATCTGTTTTTGAAACAAAATAAAAAATGTGCTT